TGCCAAATAGGTTCTTAAATTATTTTTAATAGCCGCAAAATCTAATTCTGTAATTCTTAGTGCTGCCATTATCGTAATCTCTCTAACGTTAATGTTAATGATGTCGGTTGATTAATTCCTACTATTGTAAAATATATTGAAATTTCATATTCATTATCATCATATTTTGGAAATACATCAACTAAATCGAGCTGAACTCTTCTTTCATATTTTTCAATTGTATTGCGTATTCCTTTTTTAATAACTTCTGCTGTAATATTGTCTATTGGTTCAAACAACAATGCATGCAAATTTCCACCAATTTCAGGTTGAAACAATCGTTCTCCCGCTCTCGTAAATAGCAACGTTTTCAAAGATTGTTTAACAGAGTTAACATCAATTTTCTTTAGAACATCCTTAGTTTCAGGATGTGCTCCGAAAGCAAAATCAATATCTTTATAAATTTTATTTGGTGTTAGAATAGCCATTTTTAGTATTTATATGAGTTTAAGCTAACTGAAGTAGAACACCTTGTCCGTTTCTTGCTGTACTATGATTATAATATGTACTTACCACATTTCGATTTCCATTTCTAGAAAATGTTATATGAATCCAGGGATTTCCTCCATCCTGATATTCTAATAACATTTGATCATAATTTATGTTTTGTTTAATCCATCTGGCAATATTAAAATATTCTGATTTCGAAACTCCTGAAAATTGTAAGTCGGCTGCCTCACCTTTCATGTGCTGCGATCTTTTTGCCCCACCGTCTGCTGGAGCGGTTCTAAAACCACTTGTAATAATCATATTTGAATATCTGGCTTTGATTGGTTCTAAAACTTGTTCTGCCAATGCTCTCAAATTACATGCAATTTCACGTTTGGTTAATCCTTCCTGAGCTCTCAATCTTCTACCAGGATCATCACAGCAAACAGCTTTAAAGGTTAAATCTTGAACTTTGAATGAAGGTGATAATTGGAATGTTTCTGGTATTTCTGCAACATTATTTATTTCACCACAGCCTGGAATTTCTTGAGGTTTTTCTGGAGCAGGATCATCATCTAAATCTGAAGCCTCAGGTTGAGGTGCGTCAATTTCTGCTTGTGTAATTATACCATCAGCAACAGCTTGTGCTAAGACTTGTTTTATTTCTTCAGCATTTGTTACAAAGTCTTCACTCAAAACATCTAAATTAAACGTCAATAGTTCTCTTCTTGTTGGAACAAGCAATGGACCAAATATAGGTAATGTTGGCGATTCTTCAGAAACTGGATTTCTAATTAATGTGGATGCTGATGGTGGTAATGGTATTATTGAAAATGCGTTAAGTTTTAATGTTGCAACTTCAGTAATTGGACTACCAATAGAAAGTTTAGTTGTTGATTTAATATTTGCTGTGGCAGCTGAATACAAATTAATATTTTTACCTGCTGTTATATCTAAATCACCTGCAACATTTAATTCATAATCACCGTGAACATGAGTTCTCATATTCCCATCAACTTCAAGATCGCAATCATTTTTTACATACAATTCACAGTTACCTTCAACAGTAATATTACAATTACCTTTAACTAGAACATTGTTATGTCGCAGATAAAGTTGATAATTATCACCAACAACTTTAACTAACTGAGTTCCATTAACATCAATTTCACTATATGTTCCTGATTTATGATATGTTGCAATTCTTTCATTACCAGGAGTATCATCAACTTCAAAAATGTGCCCAGATTCAGATTCATAAACATGATTGAAAGGGTATAATGCATTATATGGTGTTGGGGGTTGATCCCAGGTATCTTTCTCAATTGCCAACTGAATACTTTTTTCTCTGGCATCATCTTTCTTTTTTACAATAGTTTTGTCAATTTTTTGGTTACGAGCCAATCTATTTGTATCAGGTTCACTTTCATTTAGGTAGTCATCTAATGGATAAACTTTGTTTGGATCTTGAAATCCATAATTACTAGATGCACGCAATTTTTCATAATAACTTTTACCTGGGATACCAGCCATTGTACCAAACATAACTGGTTCTTGGCAATCTTCACCATCACGAAAAAATCCTATTACCCATGTCCCTTCAACTGGACCTATAGGTGTTTGACCTTTACCAGACATGGCAGCCGAAGTTATGGGTTGAATTGGATATGTCCATGGCAAATCTTCTGTAGGTAGGTCTGATTTGTTGGGTGTGTGATATCCAACAATTCTTACCTTACAGCGCCCAATATATAATGGATCAAATCTATCTTCTACTACACCCACCCACCAAAATAAATTTGTGTTACCGTAAAAATTTTCCATATTATTCTACTGGCTCTTGAAATGTTTCTTTCATTATTTCCAAATACATTTCATGCTTGTTCAATGTGAATTGATGTCTAATTCCTGTAATCAAATATCTACCCGACAAATAAGGATCAAAAAGATTTTCAATTTGATTTCCTGTAGTCATGTCTTTAGCAACCGATCTAGGTATAAGAACATCAATAACTTTTCCAACTTCAATATCAGTTTTCCCTGGCACCGTTATTACAAATTTTAAATTGTTCGCCTCATACATTAAACTATTTCTTTTCATAGCCCATGTTTCATATTGAGGATCTTCTTTTTCTGGGAACATGGCATATTGTTTTGTTCTAACACTTCTATACGTCTCAGAATTTTTTACTATGTTTTCAGGGAATATTGGATAATCATCCAATCCCTCAGTTTCCTCTTTATATGAAAAATGATCATGTTGAAATTCTTTATATTGTTTCAACGTGATATCATGGGTTATCAATTTACTTGCATAATATCCGTGATCTTGTGCATTAAAAACATCAAGATGAGGAATGTCCGAAATCCCATTGATTAAATAAAATCTTTCTGATAAACTCCACTCAGTAGTATTTGCTGTAGGTATATATTGATATTGTCCATAACTTTCTTGCTGATAAAGTTTTTCTAAGCTAGTTAAATAAAAGTTTTTATTACCTTCATAGAAAACTATATTAGGAGCATTTTCAAAACTTCTATTACAAATCCAATTTATAATTTTTAATGGCGTCCAAAATGGAGATACTAAAGCAATATTTGTATTGTGTGTAGCATAACTAATTAAATTTTTATCTTGTTTTAAATATGTATTAAAAAGATTGGCAATAACTACGTCTGTTTTACCTTTAATTTTTTTAGTAACTTTAGTAACATTATCTATTGCTCCTTCTAAAGATGTCAAGTGTAGCACATAAATTTGATCTTTTTCACCTAAAATTCTTCCCTTTATCGAACTAATAAAAAAAGTTTTTTCTATTGCACTAGTAAAACCAGGTGTTTTAAAACGTAATATAACTTGCTCTTGACCTCTTAATTTATAGGTATTGATTAAATTTGCACTATCACGAATTACTAAAGCGCCTGTCATTATATTAGAAAATATGTCTTCAAATATTGTTGTTTGAAGAACAAATTCTTGTATATCTATTGTTTGACTTTGAGTTATCAAAAGCAATTTTTCTGCTTCAACATCCCCAACATCAATTACTTGATTTATATTATCAATACTAGTGTTCATTATTAACCACGTACTATTTTATTAAACTCTTTTACCACCAATCCAATAAACTGAGGTGATAAAACTTTTACTGTTCTTTTGTCATCATTTTTTCTAATTTCATAATCATAATTACTTACAGAAACCGTAGTTACAGAATAACCCTCATCAACAATATAACCTATTTCAGGATCATAAAAATGGTGAGTTGCTTCTTCTGGATCAATTATACTTGTCACAGTTAATCCATCAGTTTCCGTAGTTACGTTTTCAAGAATAGATGCAACAGTTAAATATGTTTTTCCTACCTGTGAACGCAAAAATACTTTACCCGTTTCTATTTTTGTTACAGTAAATTTTCCGCCAGAATTACTTTGAATAATATCATTAACATTGTATTCAGACTCATCTGGGACAGATACTTCAAAATCATATTTTAGATATATTAAGTTTGTTACCTTACTATCTGGTAATGGCCATTCTTCATTAACATTAATGATATCATTGACAAGTAAAATTACCCAATGATAATTTGGTGTACCATAAAGAATTTGACTTACTAATTCAGGAGTTTCTTTATCTCTAACAAAATAATCATCAAGATAAACAACATTTTTTCTAAAATCAGCAGATAAAGAAATTCTTGTGAGAAAATCTTCAATGTAATAAGGCTGCTCGCCTATTGTTAAAAATGTTCGTGGAAACTTTGAAAAATAAGACATTAGTAACCCTCTTCAATTCTATCTTCTGTGAGAATTTCCAATTCAGTAAATTGTAACTGCATACTAATTTCTGCAGGAGCGCCTTTTAAATTTTTAAATGTGATGAAATCTGTACCACCATAATTAATTTGCATATCAGTTAAAGCACAATTACCTATTCTAAACAATTCTCTGTTTTCACGGTCTCCATAATAATAGGCTATAGAAAACTCAGCAGGATAACCCATGATAATTTTATCAGGTTTCAGAGTTGGGTGCATATATTTTTTAAATGTTTTTATTATTTCCTTTACTTCAAAATATTCTCCGCTATTTTTTGGCAAGAAGTTATAAGTAAAAGAAAATGTTCTGAATCCCATATTTTGGAAAAGCTGAGTTCTAAATGGGTTAACTGCAATACCTTCATTACTTTGAACTAATGCTCCTATATCTCCAAAACCCTCTAATTTTGGTGCATTGGCTAGACCAATAGCTGCTGCGCCTGCTTTAGTAGATTCACCCGTAAATGTTTCCATCAATGCTGAAATAAATCCTCCAGCATCGGCGGCTTCTCCTATGTTTTC